CAAGCGGTGGAACTGTGATGCGGTCACGGAATGTAAGCGCACCTGACTTAGACATAAACAATGCGCCGGGTTCTGTGGACTCAACCAGTTGCAGGTATTGCAGGGCGTTAGTGTTCTCTGGCACAACATCTGCTTGCAGGGTTTCTTGTCCGGGGTCAATGTCGCGCTCACCAGCAGGCCAAGCTACTTCAGGGCGGTTAATAATTGTTTCAATACGCGCACCAGATAACTGGCTTACGTTTGTGAATGAGTCAATCTGGGTAGCCGATAACTGCAAGAAACCATCCACGCAGCTGATCGAAGCAAACGACTTACCGCCTAGCTCGTAGCTTAAATCCCAGTCATCTATGTAGCCAGTGAACTGACGGATGCCGTTTGTTTCAATAACGACTTGCTTTCTAGGCAGAATCTGGGAACGGTACGGGCTGTCCTCGTAGAACGGGTCAAAGGTTCTATCGTCATTGTGTAGGGTAACTGATGCGTTACCTGCGGTGAAGCGGTCTAACTCCCGTGACTTACCTCTAGAAATAGAAGCACTAGCGACATAATTAGTAACATCAACCAGAACATCGCCACCCAAAACGTAACTGCTATCAAGAACGCCCCGAACTGGATCATCAAGCGCAAAGAACGAACCACCTGATGCTGTGAGGTCAAACGCAATGTAGACCTTAGTTTCTGGATTAGACATTTATGCGCTCGCAAATACCGGGCCACTGGTACGCTCATATCTCTTAATGGCATCCACAATGTCACGACCAATAGAAGCACCGTCTGCGCCCATACCTGCATTCACAGTTAGGTTAATTGTGTTGCCCATGCCTGCATTGCGACCCGACAAAGGCACAACAGCTTCTGGCCCGGCTTCACCAATAAGTGCAAGCGTTGGCCCAGTGACAATGCCACCCTTAGCAAAGGCAGGAACTTCAACACCAAGAGATGCAGCCAAGTCCATGATTGACTGGCGTTCACCCTTAGTAATCTTTGTCTTGCCCTTAGATTTTTTACTTCTAGCATTGGCAATAGCAGCATTAACTTGGTTGATAGCTCCCTGATTTACTAGCGAACCATCAGTGTTGATAGTAAAGCCAGCAGAAGCGATAGCAGCCTTGACACCATCTACAAGAGCTTGACCTGCGGTGATACCTGCTTGATAGAACTGTGAAGCAGCTGACTCACCTACGGCATCAGCTACGGATTGAGTGGCACTAACAAGAGTGTTGATTTGATTTACAACAGTTGCGCCACCAGCAATAATTTCATCAGCAATCTTAGTTCCAGCATCTGCGCCTGCGGCTAGTACCTGACTAATGGCAGATTCAGACAGACCCATTGCTAGAAGTTGTTTTACCTTGGCTCCAAAGTCAGCAGCCTTAGCAGCCTGAGCAACTAGGTTTTCAAGGAATGAGCCAGACTCAGCAGTTGCAGCAGCACCAAAATCTATGATGCCAGTGATAGCACCTTTAACCGCATCCTTAAAGTTTGCGTAAGCATCTTTGGCTTTAGAAAGAATGTCATTACTGCGAGATAGTTCATCGCCCAACTTAGCCATTGCTTGTTGCGCTAACTTCCCAGCATCACTTAATCCCTTAACCGCAGTAGCAGCCTTAGATGCTTTTGCTGCTGTGCCAGCCAATCCTGCATCAACTTCAGGAACAGCAACAGCAACTGGTGGTACACGACCTTGCTTAACGCTCTTGATGCCAGCATTGTCTAATTCATCAGCTGCGCGACTTGCTGCTAGAGCTACGGCGTTGATCGTGACGATTGTGCCTTGCGCAGCCTGTGACATACCCCGGAACGCTTTAGTTCCGTTGCTTTCCATAATACGAATAGTTTTGTCAGTAGCAGTAGCTTGAATTCTTGTTTCAATCAACTTTCCAATGACAAGCCCTAGACCGACTACTAATAGACCAATTCCTGTGCTTGCCAACGCACCACGAATAGCAGTTGCCAATACTCCAAAACCTGCTGCGCCATACAGAGTTGCGATTCTCATTGTTGTCAAAGCAGAAGTTACGGCAGCAATAATTGGTGGCCCGACAGTAAGAGCGACCATAGCAATCTTCATACCGATCAAAGCAAGCGCAACATCTTTAACAATTTTGGCAAGACCAGTCATGTTGTTTAGCAGATTAGAAACTTCAACAGCAGCGGCTTTGAAACCACCAGCCAGTCCTTGTTCACTAAATGCCGTAGTTGTGTTTTTAATAGCTGGAAGTAAATCTTTATTTAATGCTGTTACAACATTTAGAACAATAGGCAACAAGGCTTCGCCAAAGCCAGCCTTAGCATCATCCAAGCCTGCCTTTAAGAACTTTAATTGGTTAGCAAGACCGCCAGCAGTACGAGCTACGTCACCTTGCGCTAATGCGCTGTCTTTCATAATTAACGAATAGGCAGCCTGTGTCTTGATAGCTTGTGGCAAAGTGCCTTTAGTGGTTTTAATTAAGCCATCTGCTAAAGCCTGTTCTTTAAGTCTTGCTTCATTAAGAGCAATACCAAAACGCTTTAATGGTTCTGTTTCCCCGGATAGACCAGAGCGCAAAGCTAATAACGCATCTTCAATCGGTACGTTGTTAAAGGAAGCAAGATCAGCAGCCAATGTAACCAAAGCCGTAGACATTTTGGCAGATTCTTGTTCGTTGATTCCAAATGCTCGGAACAAGTTGCCATAAGTTCCAGCAGCTTCTAAAGCAGCTTGACGGCTAACACCTAATGCACTTGCGGTAGTTCTTGACCAGTCTTGAATTGCCTGAGCGTTTTTACCAAAAACTGTGTTTGTCTTAGCAATAGATTCTGAAAGATTAGATGCAGCCAATACCGTAGACTGCAAACCCTTTACGGTTGCTGCAATACCAATTCCAGCAAGGGCAGTTTTAAGAATATTGGCTTGCTTGGTTATTCCTGCAAAAGATTTATCAGCTTGATTAACACCCTTAGGGTCAAAGGTAGACAGAATTGGAACAATAATTGCCATAACTTTTTAACCTTTTTTCAGACTGTCATTGTACGTTTTAGTCAATTTCCTAATTGTACCAACTAGTTGATCTGTGACATAGGGCATTTCTCGTTCGGCAGCAGGGTAGACATAACGAGATGCTTTCTGCTGTGAATTTAACTTACGAATCATTGCCCGACCAGAAGCAGTTTTGCCTTTAGCTTTGCGACCTGCCATGTCTGTAATTTGAAATGCAGCAGCACCAGAGCCTAACTTGCCTTTGCCACCAACGACAATAGAGACTAATGGATTTCCTCTGCGTTCTGCTTTTTTAGAAAAGTTGGTCTTAACTTTTGCAGTTACGCCAGACGGATTCCAACCAGTACGCCCTCTGTGGATCATGCCACGAGTCGGGCTTGTGCTTCCACTTTTACCTTGCAACGGGGATTGAGTTGGAATGTTGGCTTTGACAGCATTAGCAACTGGCTGTGCGCCAGTTCTCAAATCTTTTCTAGCTTGCTTAACTATTTCTTTGTCTATGCTATTCAGGATTTTGACAGTTTCGGCAATACCAGTTATCTTTGAAACCGCCATTATTACCCCTGACTATTGCGCCAACGCAGGTACATACTCATAGTGAAAAGCATACGCTCAGATTCTTGCATTAAAACTGACGGAGCAATGCCAGTTTCACACGCAAGATAAGCCAAATACCAGTGTTGGGATGAGTCACCCAACCCAACTATTTTGGGCTTTCGTCACTCGCTTCAATAGTTTCTACGTCATCGCACCAATCTTCAAACGCCTTCTTGGTTTTACCTTGACGTTCTAACCAGTGCCATGCAAGCCACAATAAATCGGTAATCCGAAAATCTGTCTCAAGCGAAGCAACAGACTTGGTGAACTTGTCCTCAAAGGCAACAAGGTCACGCGCAGTAGCAGATACTTCTTCTACCGATTTATCATTAAAAGTAACGCGCAGGTTGATCTTCATGGGTTATGCCGTAGCCCGTGTGACTGTGCCAGATACAGGCCAAGTTACAGACAAGGTTGCGATATCGCCAACGCTTGATGCAAATGGTGAGTAGCTGTTTACCAAGCAAGTTGCGGTGTATGAAGGGTTGGTTGATGTAACAGAACCTGAAGTTGGAACGATTACAACAGTAGCCAAAGTGTTAAGCAATGGATACAGAGTTGCATCTACTGAAGATGAACCAAAGTCCTGCATGAACTGCAGTGTTAAAGAACCTGACTTTAGACCGCCGACACGGGTGCGCCATTCGCCACCGAACGCGGTTGTTTCTAGATCGTCTGATTCAATAGCCAGTTCAACGCTGTTTAGGTTTGTTGAAAAGTTTGTGCCGTTTACAGTTACCTTGTAATCGGTGGCTGCGAATTTCGCCATGTTGTGTTGCTCCCTTAGTCTGCGTAGCAGAGAACTACGAACTCTGCTGATAAATAGTTTACCTCACCAACAAGTAGTTCCCCATAGTTACGCATGTCTGTAACTCTGAGATCGAACGCCTTGCCACCAAGTGTCTTATTAGATTCTATTGCTAGTTTGATACTGCTTGCCCCGGTGCTGGAACAGTAAGCATCTATTGAGTTTTGACCCGAACGTTCCGACTGTCTGCCAACGATAACTTGGACTGCAAAAGTGTAGGTCTGCATTCCACGTTGGAACGTATCGTCATAACTAACGCCAATAGGAAAGACAATGGCAACCGGTGGGTTAATGTTGTCAGGCTGAAAGTCTGAAACCCGTAGCCCTGAGATTGTGGCTAGGTTGGTTTTTATACCAGCGCGTAACTCTGAAATAGAAGCCATTAGGCGAAGCCTCTAACTCGGCGATAAGGCGCAACTAGTTGCTCAACGTCAGGGTCTAAGTAACGGCTAACGCGCATTGCGCCCATGTCCCCAAAGCCAGCAATACCAAGTGGCGAATCTAAACGCTTAAAGATACGGCTTGACTGAATGATGCAAGCCTGAGTGATACCGATTGGAACAGATGCCCAACCAAATACGGCGGTTAGTTTTACTAAGGCTTGATCTGCTTCTACCGGGAATAAGTAATTCTCAACGGCGCGAATGCGTGTGTATGGCACAGCAAGTCCATCTACGTTGCCGTTAAGTGGTTCTAACTGATAGTCACCAACTGCCCAAGTTATGTCAAATACACCATCGCCAGCAGATGAACTTTGTAGCGTTATCGCTGTACCTGAAACATCGTCAATCTGAGTAAGGTAAGAATCGTCAGCTGCGTAGTAGCGCGTGGCTGTTCCTGATGAGTAGAAGTAACGCCCAGCGTGTCCGTCAATAGCTCGTGATGCAGACTCAATAGCCATTTCTAGCAATGAGTCATCTACGTTGTCAGAAATGCGTAAAGCCGCTTTAACTTGCGTAAGTGTGGCGTAGCCGTTTGTAATTGCCAATGAAACTCCTAAGTCTAGGTCTATTCTACTTGCGTTCTGCTAATGCCCTACGGATACCTTCACGCAAAGTAATCTGCGGAATGAAATACTGATGCGACAAATGCGAATCACCAACGCGATACTCAACCCCAGTAGGCGCAGTCACTATGTGGTTAAAGATTGGCTTTATGCCTGCTTCCTCGCAGATTATTTGAGCAAGATCATTGAAGCTAGTGGCAAAGCCTGAACATAGATTAAACGTGCCAAAGTACCCAGTCTGAACGTGCCAAAGCACAGCTTGAACAATGTCCTCAATGTGGATGAAGTCGCGCACTTGCTCACCGTCACCCCAAATGTCAAAGACTTCTACCTTGGCTAGAGCGCGGTCAATGAAACTAGGAAACGGATAGTCAGCATCTTGGTCTGAGCCATAGCCACTAAAAGGTCTAAAGACAAACACATTGGAATCAGTTACGAACTGGGCTAAGTATTCCCCGGTGAGTTTTGCCCAACCGTAAGTTAGGTCTGGATTTCTAACGCCATCTAGATTTAAGTCGTATTCAGCTAGGCGGTGTCTGCCGTGTGATTTCTGCAAGTCAATCGGGTAAGCAGCCGAGCTAGAGAAATAGACCACGTTCTTAGGCTTAGTCTTTTGCACCCAGTTAAAGAACTCTGCATCTATGGATAAGTCTGTGGCTACGCTTAACGGCTCACCCTCGATAGTTGCGCGACCACCAACAATGGCTGCTAAATGAATTACTAGATCAAACTGTTCTGTGTTGGTTTTGAAGAAGTCTCGGCAGTCGTTACCGTCTTTTAAGTCAATGCCCGTTATGTCGCTATCTGGTAAAGCCTTAACAAAGTTGCGACCAACAAAACCCTTATGCCCGGTAATCAGTATCTTCATTACCAAGCCTTGACGTTCTCAACATCGTTAGCAAATTCTGTTGCCATGTATTCAGCAAAGAAAGCCTGATCGCCGTTGTGCATTTCTGGATTGTTCACAGCTGCGTATCTTTCGTCATGCTCTGCCTTGCCATTTAGATAGTGCATATGCTCAATGATTACGTCTGGCAAATACTTTCGATTACCTAATGCATCGCCCATAGCAAGCCAATAGTTATCTAGAAACAAATGCTTTAGGGCTGGCGGTGACATAAAGCCAGTAGCCCTAATGATCTTGCTAGACATGACTACGGCAGTTGGCAGGTTCTCGCCTTGTAGTAGATCGTTGCCATAAGCAATGCCCGGCTCTGTGCCAATAGCTTCTGCAAGTTTGGTATCCCAACCACCAGTGCGCGGTAGGTGGTCATCACCCATAAAACAGATGTAGTCATAGTCAGGAGCAAACCACAAAGCCCAATGATTAAGAGTGCCGTTCATTCCCATACGGTCAGCAATGCAAACCTTGACGTTATTCAAGCCAGCAGTTTCTGCCATCAAGCCATTGTAAGTTTTAACATCATCAGCATCTATGGCAAAGACAACCTCTGTAAAGTCTGCCGTTGCGTTAATGGCTTCAAATAATCTAATGGCGTTATCGTTGCGCCCTCTTGTCGGAATGATTGTAAGCATTCTCATTGCTGCACCAGTTTCCAAAATGTATCGCCTGCCTTATCTACCATGTGGCGCAGTGCATCTGCATCGTGCCAATCCTCAACGCTTGTAATTCCTACGTTGTCGTTAGTGTGAATCTTGCAACCTGAAAGCACCGCTTCCATAACTGCCCTGCATTCTGACTCAAAGGCTAATGGTAAATGCACAAACCATTCCACCCTTGCCATTGCATCTAGGACTTGTTCACGGGGTACGTCTGTTAGGGCTTTGAATTCGTAGCCTGCCTGCGCTGCCCAAGCATGGGCGCGTAGCTGACCTTTTAACGGGTGACTTCTAGCAGCCCATAATGCTATTGGTTGCTTTTCCATGTGGTCATAACACTTACTAGTGTCAAAGTAGCTTAAAACCTGCGCTGTTTTGCGCGGCTTTGTCCAAGATAATTCCCTGCGCATGTGTGCCGGTGTGTGGGTTACAAATAGTCGAGAGCCACGAATTAACGCATTCAAGCCTGCGCGTGGGGTTTGTAAGTGATGCACAAATACAAACGGGTCACACTCTGCCAGCCTGTATAACTGCTCATCTGTAAACGCATCTGTGCCTGTAACAATAACTGAATCAAATTGGTGTATGTCGTGTGTATCAAATGTGTACGGGGTGACTATCTCAATTTCGTAGTCCAACGGAGCTTGCAAGCGGTATTCGTAGTCTGACATTTCTGCCCCACCTGCAAACTGCCCCGTGAATAGCCCTGTGGGACTCACAGAGCCACCGAGAGCCACGTTAGGCGCATTCTCTATGTGATGCGTGTACCAGCCTATTTTCATGCTTATAGTCGCTCGTAGGCTTTAGTGTCTAACACGGCTAGGGCTGGCTTCCAATACTGCTCAAAGACGGTATCGGCGTTATACGCCTTAGCAAACTCCTGCGCCTTTTCTGATCTGCCACGCCCACGCTGGTATGCCTGCTCTAAAGCATCAACAATCCCGGGAACGCTAGGCATGTGAAACCAACTTGACTGCGGTGCATCCCATAGTGGCTGACCGTCAATTAACCAGCCGTCACCTAGAAGCTCTGTTGAAGCTGCAAAGTCGCTAATAATTACAGGTGTGCCACAGGCTTGCGCTTCCACAGTTGGAATACCAAAGCCCTCGCCGTATGAAGTGGCAAGTAAAACATCCATAGCCGTATAGATAGTGGCTAGAGTTTGCTGGTCAATGCCGGTGCGGTAGGTGTAAGGCTCAACAAACTTAAATTTCTCTTGCGGTACTCCACATGATTGAAGCAACTGCATCAACTTAATTCCACCCAATGCGCCCAGTTGGTCTGTGTGTAAATACAAAACCACGTCATCATGTTTTTGCGCAAACATAGAAAACGCAAGAATGTTCTCGCCAAAAGCTTTGCGATTAGGGCTAACGCCTTTATTGGCAGCGTTCATGCCAACAACAAACTTATCCTCGCCAATACCTATGTAATCTCTGCCAGTAGTTCCCTTGTGGCGTTTCATTGGCTTAAAGACTGACTCAATACCGTGTGGCACATAAAGGGATTCAATGCCTACGTTTTCAATCATTGCCTGCCCGTATTGGCTCATTGCAATAGGTGTTACAAAGTCTTGTGCAAGCCATTTAGTAACTTCTGGTGGTGCAGGAATGTGGTCAATTGGAACCCAACTAGCTACATTCCAGTCGCTCCACCTATCTCCCTTAAATACCCATACGTCATAAAGAGTAAAAAGAATGTGACCTTGTTTTGGATGGCGCGAAGTCCAATCGTGCATGTGTGCAGGCACTACGTCATTTGAATACATATCTGCACCACGTTGATAAACGGTCATGCCGTTCCAGTCAGTGTTGCTTCCCTCTAAACCGTAGTTATTAAAAATAGCCACATCGTGACCGAGTTCTTTTAGTCTTTGGGTTACTTGCGCTGTTTGCGTTCCATAACCAGTTGCGGCCCAAGGCGCGTTACTGTTCCAGCCAATTGCTAAGGATTTTGACACAGGGTTTTCCTTTATTCGCAGATGCTTTGAACCTTACATTAAAACATGCTTAAATAAAAGCAGAACCCCACCAAGCCTGCGCTCCCGGTGGGGTTCTACGTTTTTGGGTTACCTAATTAGGAAGCTGCTCCAGCAAAATACTTCACATGTGAAGTCTGGATAAGGTTTCCATCTACGCGCATTGTGGCGCGGAAGGTAATTAGGTCGTTCTGGAATGCGTAATCGTCTGAACGATCTAGGCGCAAACCACCAACGGTGCGAGCAAAGTAACTTGGCAAGTGACCAAAGATTACTGACTTCGCGCTTGTTGCTGGGGATGCCATCGCTGGGTTTTCGTAAATTGGGTAACCAAGCAATAGATCACGAGCATCAGCAGATAGGGATGGGCTAAACAGGTACTGTCCGGCTGAATCCTTTAGCTTGCGAACAGCCGAAATTCCCTGAGCATTGAGCTGCCAGCCTGTGCCCGGAAGGGTGCGACCTGCGGTATCAACGCTGTAAACCAAGTCAATTAGGTTGTCAGCTGTGAATGCGCCAGATACGCCAGTTCCACCGGTGATGCCTGAACCAGCAGCAGTTACGATGCCTGTTGGCTGTACTGTTCCTGTTCCAGTTGTTAGTGCGCCATTGACTGCATAGCCAAGTGCATTAGCTGTCTGGGTTGCGAGAAATCCGAGAATATCAACTCCGCTATCTTCAACCATTTCACGGCTGATCTGGGTTAGGAATGAATACTTGTATGCACCAAGTGTCTTGAATGCATTGAAGGTTGGATCGCTCTCACCAATAGCAGCGGCTTCAGAACTAACTGTTCCGGTGCTGTATGCGCTCAAGCTAGGAATCTGCAAGTTCTCGCCACCTGCGGTGTTAAGAATTGTTGAAGTTTCTAGCATTGGGCCAACGTGACGAGCAAGCATAATTACCTGATCGTAGAAAGATGTCGGTACTGGTGCGCCAGTTGAACCCTTTGTTACATCGCGCTTCTCGAACGAGTGGGAACGAATCTCACCACGAGCTAAGGAACGGATTAGTTCAGCTTCGTTGATTTCTGGAACAGATGCAACGGCTGGCTTAACTTGTGCTTCAAAACCCTTCATGGCTTCAGCAGCGCGGTTTTCGCGTTCTGCCTGAGCATTCATGGTTTCGATTACCTGTGAACGTGAATCAAGGTCAGCCATGATGCGGTCATAGGTTTGGTTTTCTTCTGCGGATAGATCGCGCTTTTCAGCTGCTGCTGAGTCAAGAAGAGCCTTTGCTTCTTCCCAAGCCTTTGCACGAGCTTCTGCTTGCTGACGAATGTAGTCAGACATAGTAACTCCTAAAGTGTTTGATTGGATTGGTCTTACGGTTTCTGCGTGGCTCCACGACAGTTGCAGCAACGGCGGCTCCGCACAATGCTTATCTAATTATGGCACAAATAAAAACAGACCCAGATGCTTCCCCACATCTGAGCCTGTTCTTTGAATTTAGATTAGAACGCTTTAAGCATTAAATCAAGTTGCTTGCGCTTGATCTCTAGCATGTCTGCTTCTGCTGGTTTGTCAGCGCGTAACTTCTGCACAACTTCACTAATCAAGTCGGCGTGGTCAGCATCTAGAGTTTCCCCGGCTTCTAGCTTTAAGATCGCATCGCTTAGAGCATCAACATCAACGGCGGTACGTTCTGCCAAAATGTCTAACGAACGGACACTTGCTGTTGTTGCTTCGTAGGCTGGGAATCCAGTAACGATAGAAACTTCGTGCAAACGAACCTGATGCAGTTCACGAGTTGCGCCGTCTTGACTCCAAGCATCACCCTTTGGTGGAACGCTAAAGCCAAATGACATTGACGAAACATCGCCACGCTTCATAAGAACCGATAGATCGCGCCCTGCGCTAGTGTCTGGCAGTTCAGCCTGAGCAAGTAGACCGCGTGAATCCTCAGATAGCTTTAAGGTTCCAGCCCGTGTAGAGCCTAGAACTACGTCTGTATTGTGGTTCATAAATAGCTTGATCTCATTGCGTGACTTTAAGGAACGCTTAAACGCACCCTCACGGATTACTTCTGTAAACGGTAGTGGCTCTGACGGGCTGTTAAATACGGCTGCATAGCCAGTAAAACTCATGCCATCGCTTGAAGCTTCCCCATTACGAACATCAAATTCAACGGTATTAACACGGCGTTCTACATTGGTGGTCATTGACTGCCTTTCATCCTTGTTTAAGTTTAGCGCGATACTTCGCCATTTCTCATTTTGTAAATCGTTAGCGGTACGTTCCTCAGCCCGGATACGTTCCACAACACCTTGCGCATAATCTAAAGCGCGTTGTGCTTGTCGCTTGCTTGGGCCACTTCCCCAAAGTAAATGCGCTACAACTCCTGCGCTTGGGTAGTTGTCAGAGTCAGGGTTTGCATCTGGTGAATCTAGATCGCCTAAGTGACGAGCAATCCAAGCAGCAGTGCGAATCCACTTGTCATCGGACACTTGACCATCTGCCATAAGACGAGCTTCACGAATAGTGCGATCAACTAAGCCATCGCCACCTAGACCCTCAGCGTTGTATTCAAGTCCACGCCTAGCAGCTGACCTCATGTAGGCAGGCGCATCTTGGTTTATTGCGCGTAGGTCATCTTCATCTTCATCCATGTCATCATCTGGCTGCCAAGCATTGCAGTAGTAACCACCATCAACGAATTCATCCCACTTACGGCAATAAGCCTTAGTGCCATCTTCGCTAACTACGTCATCGTCATAAAAGAAACAGTTGCCACAGGCGCGACCCTCTGGAACATCTTGCGCTAGTGCTGGTCTGTAATTTTCTGGCAAGGCGCGTTCACCGCCGGGTTCCATGTCCTCAGCTAGAGATACGGCAACCATCTGATCTATGGCAGCTTGCTTTGTTGTATGGCAACCGATAACTTCGCCATCCTCTTTAGTAGTTGCCCAGCCTGAGCAACCTTGTGCTTTATCCGTAATGAAATATGGCATTAAAATTCCTGCTTTAGCCAAGTTATTAAATGATTATTAGATGTGCTAATAACAAAAAGTGATTCACCGGGATTCATCAAAAGTTCTAAACTGTCTTTTGATTCAAGTCTAAGACCATTGCTTGCGGTTACTTCTGAATTACCAACATAAATTGCAGTAGTTGCTTCGTTATTGTGTATGTGCAACTTAAATGGATTAGCACTAGAAGTGTCTATTTGTTGTCGTGTAGTTCCAGCCTGTAATTGTCCAGATGTAATTGCCATTGAAATCCTTAGAGCATTAGAAGCAAGTCTGCTTCATCTTCTAGTATTGACCATTCTACTTGCGATTGAACGCTAACAAAGAATGCTGGACTTAGTGCAGAAGTTGTAGCCGTAATTGTTGCAGGCATTCTTACAGGTCGCGCTGGTGGTGTTTCTACAATTACAGGCGTTGGTGGTTGCGGTAATGGCTCAACCTTTGGCTGGCGTAGCGGTGGTGCAGGGTATGGGCGGTTAGAACCGTAACCGGCTTTCTCTGGTTCTGGTGGTGTCGGTGGTATAACAGTTGCATTAGCCGTAGCTTCTAGTTCACCAAGAGAACCCATAAATACGGGTTTAATAATTGGCAGGCTGTTTGCCGTTGCAGTTATTGCGCCTAGCCCAGATGCTGCCGTTGCAATGTGTGTGACTGTTGCACTTACAGCGTTAGCAAGATCACCAAGCGGAGCATCTAATACAGGCAGAATTTGTGGAATAGTTGTAGCTGTGGAATTTATAGACCCAAGTGATGCAGTGGATGAAGCCGTGTGGCTTACCCCTGAAATGCTTGAACTGGTCAATGCTCCTAAAGCACTAGATGCAGAAACTACGACATTTGGCGTAGATGCAATGCTTGCGCTTA